CACCCATTGCCAAGCGTGGAATGTCAGGAATCACATCATCGATGTCAAGTCCTGCACCACCTAACCAAGAAGGTAAGTGCACGTGAATACCGAAGTCGAGCTTGTTCCATCCGTCGATTAGGAAGTTGATGACATTCTTGAACGAGTCCGAAATCCCGTCCCACATGCCTTTTGCTTTCGAAGTGATTTTGTCTTTGAGTGACCCAACAAAATCCATAACGGCGTTGAACTTTGTCTTGACCCAATCTATTGCATCTCTGGCCTTCTCGCCAATGAAATCCCACATTAGGTGCAACCTACGGAAGACGCGATCTTTGAAACCGATAAGCCATTCAACGACGCCTGAAAACCGTTCCTTGACCCAACCGATTACCGCTTGCGCCTTTTCGCTAATAACGTGCCACATGTTTTGCAAGCGTGTACGAATGAATCCTGGCAGTGCTTGAACGAAATCACGAATCCGCGCGATGTTTTCACGTACGTGATTGACCGCATTTCTAAAATGTCCAACGACCCAATCCCACGCTGCTTTGATTCCCGGTACAAGCGTGTTTTTGAACCAATCGACCAAACCTTTGACAACGTTGATGATTGCTTTGATGACTGTGGCGTAAATGTTCCAGACGAACTTTACGTACGCAACAATAAAGTCCCAAACCTTTTTGATCCATGGCCACGCCGTATCTTTGAACCAGTCGACGACCGCCCCGATCGCTTCTTTGATCTTCTTCCAACCGGTCTGAACGATGTTGCGGAAAGTTTCTGAATGCTTGTACGCATAAATGAAGGCGGCAACCAAACCAACGATCGCAATGACGATCAAACCGATTGGATTCATGTTCATGACGAAGTTCAAAGCCGTTTGCACCGCTGTGTAAGCCTTCGTGACCGCTTGGACGACTTTGAGGTACGCTTGATAAGATTTCCAAGCCGCAATCATGGCAAGAACACCAGCAGCAATCGGTTCCAACCAACCGTGGATTGATTGCAACCAACCTGCAAAGGAGTTTGCACCACTTGCGAGTTTTTCGATCAACGGGGCGGCCGCTTGCAACGCACTTGCAAACAAACCGGCAAACATCATCGTGACCGGAGTAAGAATCGGCAGTAGTTTTGCAACGGAGAGCAACAACGATCCGATACTTGGAATGATTGGCATCAGTGCGGGTAGTAGACCGATGAAGGCTTGCACGTTTTGTTGAATGACTGGAACGAGAGCAGAAAGCACCGGAACGAGCGCGCTTCCGACTGCGGTAACGATTGGCGCTAGAGAACCAACCAAAGGTGCAAGGGCAGCAACCAATCCAGTGATTACGGGTGCTAACGCGTTGAATACTGGTCCCAAGCTCTTGAAGACATTTCCGAACACCTGCATTAGGGTCGCAAGGATTGGCGTGATGGCGGGCAAGAGATCTCCAACCGTCTTGATGAAGCTCCCCATAAACTCCGCCATCGGTGGTCCGATTGCTTGCATCATTGCTTGAATCGTCTTTGTCAATCCGGGCAATGAATCCGTCAAGCCCTTGACCAACGGTTGTGCGATCGTTCCAAGCGTCTGCGTGACCGTATCTTTCAGTGTCGAGAAGAGTCCTTCGAGTGTTTGTGACTGCTTATCCATCATACCGTTGAACTTGGCAAGTGGACCTTCCATGTGAGAGAAGGCGTCAATAAAGATGTCCGAAGGGATCTTCTTTTTCGTGACCATGTCCATGGCTGTCGGGATGTCTGTTCCGATCTTCTTCGCCAACAGATCCCAAGCGGGTACACCCATTTCCGTGAGCTGTCGCATGTCACCCGCGTTGAGTGTTCCCGCGGCGTGCATTTGACCTAGTGCTAGTGTGATTCGATTGATGCCTTCTTGGCCAGCACCCAAACCAGAAGCAACGTCACCAATCGCCGTGAGCGCAGGCATAACGCTTTGTGCCGAAAAGCCCATTGCCATCAGTTTTTGAGATGTGCCGACAAGGCCCTGAAACTCGAACGGCGTTTTTGCAGCGAAGTCGTAAAGACCCTTCAAGAACGCATCCGCTTTTTCAGCACTACCAAGCATCGTCGTCATGCCGATTTTTGCTTGCTGCATCGAACTCGCGGTTTTGATGCCCATCAAGACCGCTGCAGTGCCACCCGCAAAGAGTGCGCCGCCAGCAGCTGCAGCCGCACCACCGATAAGTCCCCAACCTTTTGAACTATCCGTGACCGAACGATGAACGTCGTTGAGTCCACGCGTAGCATCACTGACGTCAGCACCTACGTGAACAAATAGGTCTGCAACAGGATTACCTGCCACTACTCCGCCTCTCGTTCATTTGCTTCAACTTGATACAGTGCTTTCCAACGCTCGAACTCCTTTAGGGAAATCGGTTGTGCTCTTCCCGATAACAGTTGCTCTACCGTCATTCCGAGATCGCGCGCCAAGACGAAAAGAAAGCGCGTGTCGGGATCAGTCTCGAAATGTAGATTGAGCTTCGCGGATATCTTGCGGCGTTACTCCCGACAGAAGCATGATTCGCTTCAACACTCGATCAATGACACCTGCGGCCTTTTGAGTCAACAGCGTGTAATGTTCCAACTTGAACTCGGGTTCAACAACACCTGTGAGAAACGTCAGCATCTCACTCTTGTCCGAATCCAGTTCGCCATTGACCATCGACTTGCGACGAATGTCAAGCTGATCTTGCTTTGAGAGACCCTTCAGTTTGATCGACGTCCCCCACTCCGGCACCTCAAAGATTTCACCTTCGAGATCCGGCGCGTTGAGAATCTGTTCAATCGTACCAATCTGCAAGGCAGTGTCCGCCTTATTTTCCGACATCGTATTCCTCCTCGTGTAGGTTGCTATTTCTTTGCGTTTGGACCGTAATGCTCTCTCGCATACTTTTGCACTTCTGCAAGTGTATGTGGAGATGATTCACCACTCTTTGCACCCTTCTTTGCATCTTTCGCTTTCGAACCGTAATGCTCTCTCGCATACTTTCGCACCTCTGCGAGAGTGTGGGGTGCGGTTTCGTTGCTTTTTGCTTTCTTCTTCGCTTCCGCGGCACGCTTCCGTGCAGCTGCAGCTTGTTTCCGCGCTAGCGCTCTTTTCAAAGTCGCTTGCTTTCGTTCTTGTTGCTTTTTCAGTTGTTGTTTGCGATACGCGACTTCATCTCTCACACGTACTTGTTTTGAGATTTGTTCCGTCGTGACCGTGCGCACCTTCTCCATGCGCTTCCCAGCGCTAGTTCCGGTACTTGCTTCGAAAGCACGGCGTGCAACAAGCTCTTTCAACGTTAGTGGCGCCTTAGATTCTTGCAGAGTAGTCACGTTTTTCTTTCGCGTTGTCACTTTTGTCACCGTCTTCATCGGAATCGACGTAGACGACGATTTTGCGACGTTCTTGCTACTCTTTTGACGCTGTTGTGCTTTGAGAACTGCTTTACGGAACTGGTTCTTCCCGGAAGGGTTATTGTTTCCACCACGGTGCTCTTTACCGTCGTGGTACTTTAGTTCTTTCGGGTCAGAAGCCATCGTGATCTACTTAGAACCGCCAGGCATCGTCATTCCGCACAGTGGACACTTCTCTCCTGGTGCAGGCTTCTTCATTCCGTTGGGACCTTCTTTGCCTTTTGCAGCCTGCTTTGCAATCTTGTCCTTGATGAACGGCGGCAAACCTCCGGGGGCGGCCACTAGAAGGTCGTCCTTGTAACGGCACCGGTGACTTTGAACTCAGCATCGAACGTGGCAGCGCCATTGACGGCCGTCTTGATCGAGTACTTCGACAAAATCACGTTTCCGGTGTACTTCGGCAAACCGACCGTCGTACCTGCGGGTCCGTATGCAAACGCAACCGCAGCGGAAGCAACGAGACCACTAAGTGTGGCATCGATTGTTGGATCGTACATTCCACTCAACGGGATAGAACCATCCACGAGACCAGGAATGTATGTCTTGGCGGTATTACCGAGTGTGCTCGTGTCCGCCTCTTCAATGTCACGACTGATTCCCGTATCCTTGAGATACGACGAGTAGTCGATGCTGTTGATTGTAAGGTTGGCCTTACTACCATGTGATGTTGCCACAGGTTGTCCTTTCTACTTTCGACCGAATGTGACAGCGAGCGTGAAACTTGATGATGCAGAAAGTGTCCACGACGCTCTGGTGTAACGATTGACGGTGCCGGTGACCGTCTTGCGTTCTGCTGTTCCGGCGCTTGAGACAGTTGCGAAAGTCAACAAATCGACCCACGTTGAACCATCTGTGGAATGTTGAATCTTGACAGTGGCCGTTGGTGTCGACCCGGTGACCGCAGAACACTGCAGGTATGCAACTCCACCGTTTGAACTTGAAGTCGTACCATCTACGCTTGTACCAACGCCTGTTGACGATTGCGTTGCAAGAGGTGCATGAACAAGTACTGGTTCACGACCAACGTCAGAACTGAACTCCGCACTCGCTTGAGCGGCACTTCCAACGTCTGTTTTGATTCCGTACTTTTTCATCTGACCGATAAGTCCGAAAGCGCGACTACCGACGGTGTCGCCTGCCGGCATAACGGAAAGAACAGTGTTATCGACGCCAACCAAGACACTCATGTACGCGTCCTGACCAACCGTTGGCGTTCCGGAAGTCGCGTCAAAGAAGCCATCGAGTGAAACGGAACCTTCGACCAATCCCGGAATGTACTGTTTCGCCGTCGTTCCAAAAACGGTAACGTCTGCAGTGTCAATGTTGGTAGCTGCATCGTGAGATTTGAAGTATCCAGTCAAATCACGACCGTTGCAATAAATACGTGTGAGACTACCGTGACTAAACGCCACTGAACTTCACCTCCTCGATAGCACCCAACTCCTTGAGCGCCTTGATGGACTTCGGATTGAAATCGTTGACGACATCGCCAACTTCTACACGAACCTCATCCGCACCACCGTTTGGAACGTAATGCAATCCGATAAGGATTCGATACGAACTGGCGGCGGTACGCTCTTTGTCTGTCATTAGATCACCTCGATCTCAAAAGTGCCGCCAACATGGTAGAAGGTTGAACCGGCGTTGTCTTCTTGGAAATCCACTTCGGAAACTCTGCGACACAACAACGCAGTGCCCTGTGAAAGTGTGAGTGTTTGGAGACTCAACAGCGCGTCGATACGATTTGAAATGCGAGTAGACAAATCTCCACCATCGTGACCGCGTGTGATTGCTTTGATTAGATACGAGTGCTTCGTCCCTACGCGATTTCCAAAGGTGTAATCGTCAACGCCACCGTTACGGGAAAACACAACGTACGGGAACGATTGACTCTCTGGCGCAAGATTCTTGAACACGCCAGTAACACCAAGCGTAGTGAGTTGTGCGTCACTACTCAATCTCGTTGCGATGACTTCGTTCAACTCTCGAGCGGTTGCGATGACGGTCATTTCTTTCCTACCCGTAATCCGAGTTGCCGTAAGGCACTAATAAGCACCGGTTGCACAGTTGCAACCGCTGGTCCCAGGTACGGCCGTGGTGCCATTTTTCGTGTACCGAACTCTACGTATGGTGCATAGAACTTTGGCACTATCACGTAACGTGAAAAACGATCTTCACCCGGAGTGACCGCAATCGAGTTTTTCAGTGCACCCGTATCGACCGGAACTTTTGTTTTCGCGTGAGCAGAAATGTCAAACGCCGCTTTGTCGATAAGTTCGACGATCTGCGTTTCCATTTCACGTGTCACTTTTGGGATTCGATTCTGTCGAACTTCGACACGGATTCGAGGATTCACTGAATGTCCTGTAGCGTAATACGACGAGCGGTAATCCACGATCGTGGTGCATCTACATTTACAACTTCCATCGTACGACCTAAAACCAGAACGCGATCCTTCACCGCAATAGTGGTATCGTAGGGTAACGTGAGCGTCCACTGTTGTGAAGAGAGTGTGGCACCAACAACGGTATTTTCAGAACCTGTTGCTCCCGAAAGACGACACGGCACATCTTCCGTGTCCGTAAACGTTTCTGCAAACCCACCGTGCGAGTTTGAAGTAGTTGCAACGTGTCGAATCGTGCACGTGTCCGGCATGGCCAGTAGTTGTGTTTCTCTCATGTCTGCGAGTTCAGAATCGCTGAGGATCGACACCGGTTGCACTTTCAGTCGCAGGATTAGAAACGTCTGTTCGAACCATTCTCACAGTGCGCATTGGTTGCCTGCGTTCGTATTCCTTTCGCAAGGAACGAATGTTTTCGAGTTTTTGAAGTCGCTGGATGGACAGTCCGTCGGCGGAAAAGTTGAAAGTGCCCCGTTCGAGAGATTCCATGCGCGTGAGCGCATCGATTGCGGCGGCATTCATGTCGAAGTATTTGCCAGTGATTCTTACCGGCAGAGTTTGTGAAGTCGCGAACGACCAGTTACCACTCAAAAAGTCGGAACGTGTCGGAGTCAAATACTGCCAGGTTGGAGATTGAAAAACCGCGTCTGCTTCCCAGAATGGAATCTGGGCGTAGAAATCGAACCACTCGACCGTCCCGTGATTGTTTACCGTGTCGGCAGCGAACAAAAGCATCTGGCGAGCATCTGTACGATGAAGATCAAGAAAGTCTTGCAAACGATTGTCCGTAAATGTTTCCGAACCACTTACCGGGTCGTTGATCATTTCACGCAGGTAATCGAGAAGTTCTCGCGTCGATTCGCGAACAACGCTAGCCATCAAATCTCCTTAGTGGAGCCGCGGGCCCGATCACGGAGGGCTGTAATCGGACCCGCGGCAGTCACGTTAGGCCGAACGCGGCAACTTGTAGACGCGCAGCGTTCCAGTGGTGGAAGCCTGAACGTCAATGTTGATAGTGCCGTCAGCCTGCAAGAAGCGCGCACTCTCCAGCGGACCAATCAAGTACTTGGTGCTGGCGGCGGCGGTGATTATCAAATCACCCAGCCCCTTGCGAAATGCGGGTGGGTACGAACCGGCCTTGATGGTGACCGTCTTCGAACTCGCCGTTGTGTGGTCGAGGTACAAGAAAACGTCATCCTCGCGACCACCCGGAGTCACATAGTGACCGTTGGACGGATCGAGGGACGTTCCAGTAGCTTCGGCCAGAGCAGCGTTGGCGGTAAGCGTAGTTACCGGAACAACTGTACGTGCCATGTTTGATCGTCTCCTTTAGACGTTAGAGGTTAGTTGTTAGGCGAAGCGGGCCTTGAGCAAGCACAGGGCGTGGGGCTGAACGACCTTGGCACCAAAGAGGTGCAGGCCCTTCATTGCATCCGCGAAGCGCTGCTCCGGTCGGTAAGCAACGACCTTGTTGACCTGATCCGCAAAACTCCAACCCATGTTGTGACCACCAACGATTTGGTAGACCGTCTGAGAGGAGCCGTTGACAACCGTTGGCACGTTGTTGGACTTGTAAATGTCGAATCCGGCGATACGACCGATCTGTCCGTTCTGAGCGCGGTTCAAGTTGTCACTGGTACCGTAAGACACGAAGCGCTGATCCTTGAGCAGCAATCCTTCGGCCTTCGGCGGTAGCACGATCCAGCGACCTTCGGCTGGAACGTCATTCTCATCAAGCACCGTTGACTGGTCAACGAGACGCTCGTAAAGGTTGGTGCCTGCAGTTCCGGAACCGTCAACCAAAATCGGTGACGCGTCCGTACCGACGGTGTTACCAACCGCAACATCAACGTACTTGCTTGCAATGAACTGGTCTGCGACATTCGCCATCGCATACGCAGCTTCGCGCATGGCGGCGTCCATCACCTTCGGCATTTGCTGTGCAGCATCAACGTCATCGATCTGGAAGTTGAAGTACTTCTGCTGATCGATCGTCAACATTGCTTGAGCATCCGACAGGACCTGCGGATTGCCAATCGTGCTGTTCTTGGTGTAGTCACCAACCGTGACTGCACCAATGGCACGAATACGAACAGTGTCTCCTGCCTGCTGGATTTCGCCTTCGTAGTCTCGGTTGATGATTTGGTTTCCACCAAACACCAACGCCTTGTGAAGGTTCTCGAGCAGGCGGGCGCTCCATACTTCAGGAATGAAGTTTTCGAGTGCCATTACTGACTACCTACTTTCTGGGTTGTTGTAGCAGAGGGCCGATCTCGTCCCACCGCGAGTTGATCTCCGCTGCCGTCATCTTCTTGACGTCATCGAGAGTGAGCGAGCTTCCACGACTCGTAGCAGCAGGGTTTGTCGCTCCTGGCGATGGTACAGCAGGCGCATTCGCTTTTAGGTACGGCTTCCGCTCCACTAGATCGTGCAATGCAACATCAATGTTCGTGATCGAACCGTCTTCTCCAAAAGTAAGCAACTCGTAATCAATAAGACTGACTGCTGCTTCGGGATCAACGATTCCGATTCTTGGTGCTGCAACCGCGATTCGGTATTGCAGTTCACGCTCCAGAACAGCTTGTTCCGCTTGAGCGCGACTAGTCGTTTCCTGTTCTAACTGAGATGTCAATCGTTCCCACTCAGAGAGATTTGACTGGTTATGTTCCGCCAGTTCAGCCTCTCGTGTTGCAAGAAGCGTTTCCAACTCTCGTTCACGAATACGGCGCTGTGCTGCTTCGTTTCGTAGTTGTCGAACGTATTCCGGTGAAAAGCCATTTGAGCTTTCCATCGAAAGTTCTTCCGACGTGGTCCCCGTGCCAGCGAACTCAGTCGAACCTGCGACAGTGTCTGCTAGACCGGTGCTTGCATTTTCGTTGGTGTCCTGCACCTGTGGCGTACCCTCCGAAGTGGAGTTGTCATTTTCGAGTGCCATTTCGCGCCACCTCCTTCGTTCTTTATTGTAACACATCAACCACGAATCGCGAAAGGGAATCTACTTTCCTATACCCGTTGACGGATTTCACGCAATGTCGCTGGAAGATTGAAAGCGCCATACGTTGGATGTGAATACGGTGTGACCAGATCAGCGAAAGAAGCTGACCCGTTGTGCCACAGATTCCACACGCTTGGCGTCAAGATGTTCTTTTGTGCTTTTTCAGGTAACTTTCGAAAAGCATCTTCACCACTTTCGATTTCGACACGCGTGTCCGGTAGATTCGCAAGCGTTGGATTGATCTCTGCCCACGATTTCGTTTTAGGAACCATCGCGCATTTACAGTTAGGGTGCGTTGTCATTGGTTCATCGAATGGATGCACAGTTCCGTGCATCAAGATGCAAGCGATGCAACTGTCTGCAGTTACGTTCGTGTGCCACACCCATTCCGTAACAACGCCACTACGCTCATACGAAAGGAGTTGAGCGTTCCGACTTGCGCGCAAAATCTCCGTACGTGAGATCGTTAGCGCTCTTGCATGTGTGATCTGCAAGATGTCAGCGAGTGTTTTTCGTAGATCTCGAGGAGATACACCTCTTGCCACTGCAGAGACGAGTTCTCGCTGTAGATTAGTACCGCCGTCAGATCCAAACGACGCTAGCAACGTTTGTAACTCCGGGTTTCGATCGGAAATCACGAGTTGCAAGAGTTCATCCAGTGGAATAACGTCAAAAGCACTTTCAATCGCTATTTGAGTGCCGGTAACCGCAGCACCGGAAGCAATGAGTGCTGCATCTTTGGCTGTTTCGATAGCGGATTGAACGACAACGGGGACACCGTCCGTCGTTAGTTGATTGACTTGTACGCCGAGATCATCTAAGTATCCTGCGAGTTGTGCTTGCAAACGTTGATACGCCGGTTGACGCAACAACCAATCTTCCGACGGAACCTCTCCACGCGCGATTTGCGCCGCAATCTTCAAAGCCAATGCATCCGCGTCAGATTGCAACGCCCCGTACGCCGTTTGAAGCGTGTCCGCCAGCGCCTGTGAGATCCGCCGAATCTCTGATCGGGGTAAAAGAGACAAGCCCGAATACGGAGACATCCGTTATTCGCCTTGACCGCTACCCTGTGGTGTTTGTGCAGCACCAAGTGAACCGATACGGTTGCCGGTTCCCACAGGGTTGTTATTTCCTCCACCGAGATTATTTGCACCCATCGGACCTGCGCCAAGAGCACTGTCGGCGCTATCCAGTTTGCGATTTGTGCGTTCCGTATCGACGTCGTAACCCAACTTGGTCAAAATCGTATCAACAGAAACACCGAGTTCCTTATCAAGCGTGAGCGTCTGGCGTTCGAGATACTTGCTACCCGGAACAGCCTCTGGCCACACAATCCGTAAAGAATCAATGCCCTTGGCGTCTGCATAACCACCAAGTTCAAGTACGCGGTGACACAGGTCCAGGATCAGTTCACCGTAGAGGTTGCGCTTCATTGTCGTCTTCTGAATCAATGGCGCGAATAAAATCGAAAGGTTGATACCTGAGAGTTGACTGCTCGCACTGTCGGTTTCGCCTGTTGCGATTTTTGGTGTTTGTGTCATTTCTCCAAGTGACTGACGCAACTCACGCATGAAGTTGATTGACGATCCCAAATCACTCGACATCTCTAGGTTTCGGAGTTCCGCTTCCGGATCGGGAAGTGCAATAAGTTCATCCGGACTGATTGAAACCTCTGACGCAAGATCTGGTGACAACCCCTTCGCCCATGTTTTCGGATGTGCGTGGATTCGAATGATCTTGTTGATGTTCGACATCAAAAACTGTAACGATTTGACGGTATCGACAACGTCTTGCTCTAGATCCGAGGAACCGTAATACACGTTCGGCATCGGTAGGTTTTGACAATCAACGATTGGTGGCCATGGATACGGCCAAACGCGTTCGTCAACTTTTTGCATGGTACCGGAACGATCCGAATCACGTTCGTAATCTTCAATCACCCATTGACCGTCTTCGTATTCAATCTCCTGTCGTCGAACGACCGCCGCCATTCCTGGTCGTGTTGGATCATCGACAAGAGTCGTATACGTGATTGTGTATTTTTCTGCAACGGTGTAATCGTCATCAGACCATTTGACTTTGACGTTTGACGGATCGAGGACAACGAAACGCGGCAAAGTTCGATCGCGGGGAGCGCCATCAGGCAGCAACTTGACAAAAGCGTGTCCGGCAACACTGCCGTTGAGACCCAAAAGTTGTAGAAAACCGTCCTGGCGATTTGCTCTCCACACTTTACGTAAGTACGTCATCCACTCCGGTGGAGAGTCGTTTTCGAAATCACCGTCGAATGCAATAGATTGCCCGAACAAGAAGTACAGTGACGTGTTGACGATCATTCTCGCAGGATTGATTCTTACGTTGTCATCGTACTTGTCGATCTTGAGCGGCTTCTGCAAGTCACCGTTGTAAGCATTCCACGCTTCTTCGAGTCGCCGTAACCTTTCCAGTTCACTTTCAACCGCTTGACGAATCAGCGTTTCGGAAGGTGAATACTGGCCACGTAACGCCATGTGTTTCTCCTAACTCCAAATGGTCGTTTGCGTTCGTGTCCGCTTCGTAGGACGCATTCGAACGTTGATTTTTGCGTACGCACCAGATAGTGCATCCACCTGGTCCTTGTGATTTGAATACGGAAAAGCTTCCAGTTCGTCTAACAGAGCGTTCAACCACGGACCTCGAACTAGCTTGATCAAGCCCGCTTCAGCGGCAGCACTGACCGGTCGAGCGCGTTCCAACTTTGAACCTGTTGGGCGATCACCACGAAAAACGTAACCTCGTAAAATGTTTCGTCGAAAGTTGTCGATCGTAATCTTCCCACTTGCCCCAGGCTCTTGCTCCATCCAAATGCTTGTCGACAATCTACCGTCGATAGCGGCTTGAATGGCAATGCTCTTTTCTACTTGATGTGGTGACTTTCGAAAACGATTGACATGCAGGATGTAATAGTTTCCGTCCTCGCACAGGCCCAGTAGAAGTCCGACGGTGTAGTCCGGATCGTCGCCATCTAATGCATCCGTAGCAGCCAAATCCCAAAAACGAATCTGACGCAACATTTTTGCATTGGCGGGTGGACCGTCAACAATGTGATCAGTAAACCATTCACGATGGAAAAGTGATCCCGCTTGTTTTGCAGACCAATCACCATCAAGAAGTTGACGCCGCGTGAGCGAATCGAGTTCCATTAGCGACGTAC